CGAACCTTGAAACGGCCGAGCCGATCGACGCACGCAGCCATGCGCGCCGAATGCTCGAGCTGATCGAGGCTGCGCTCGAGAAGCGCATCCCCAAGGACCAGCAGAGCTACGAAATCGACGGCATGCGCCTCGACCGGATTCCGATCGAGCGGCTCGACAGCCTTCGCACCAAGTACCTGCGCGAGCTGCAGCGACAGAGCGCCAGCCGCTCGCCGTTCGGGCGCCGCGTGAAATTCAACCTGAGATAAGCCAATGAACCTATCAGGCGCCTTTTCCTGGCTTCGCTGGGGTGGCAAGCGCTCGCCTGCCGTCGACGCCCGCCGCGAGCCCACGGTCGGGCGCCGCGGCGGGTTCAAGATGGCCCACAAGTCCCGGCTAACTTCCTCCTGGACGGGCCGTTCGACCGCGGCAGATGCGAACCAGGCCATTTACGGCGATCACGAAACCCTGCGACAGCGGGCTCGCGAGCAGTCGATCAATACGTCGGTGCTCAAGCGCTTCTATCGCCTCCTGCGGCAGAACGTGGTCGGCCCCTACGGTATCCGCCTGCAGTCGAAAGCAACGCTGCGCGACGGCACGCCAGACCGGATCAGGCGCCGCCTGATCGAAAAGGAATGGGAGAAGTTCGCCAAAAAGGGGAAGTTTGACGTCACCGGGCGTTACTCCTACGTCGCGTTCATGTGGCTGTGGATCGAGACGCTCGCGCGCGACGGTGAGGTCCTGGTGCGCCTGCATCGCAACTGGGCGAACCGCTGGGGCTTCGCGGTGCAGATCCTCGAGGCCGATCGGCTTGACCTGAACCTCAACACCCTATTGACCAACGGCAACCGCATTCGGATGGGCGTCGAGCTCGACGACTTCGAGCGTCCGGTCGCCTATTGGCTGCTGCGCAGCCATCCGGGCGACGTCTACCAGCGCCCCGAAGACAAGTACGAGCGCGTACCGGCCGAGGACCTGATTCACACCTTCGACCCGTGGCGCCCGCACCAGGCCCGCGGCTTCACCTGGACGCACTCGGCGGCGCTCGATATCCATCACCTTGAGGAGTTTCGCAGCGCGACCCGCGTCAAGGCTGAGCAGTCGGCCAAGATCACCGGTTTCTATGAGCAAAACCCCGAGTGGCTGGACCCGCCCGAGGACGGCAAGGACGAAGACGTATCAGAGGTCGTCGAGGCCGGTACCGCTCGCGTGCTGCCCTACGGCCTGAGCTACAAGCAGCACCAGACGGCGTCACCTGGTGCGGACTACGCGCCATTCGTGAAAGACACCCTGCGCGGCGCTGCCGGGGGGCTTGGTCCCAGCTACAACCGCCTCGCGCACGACCTGGAGGGGGTGAGCTTCTCCTCTCTGCGTTCCGGCGAGCTCGACGAGCGCGATTTCTACAAGACCGCGCAAGAGCTGGCCATCACCGAGCTACTCGATCGCCTCGGGCAAACCTGGTTCGACTGCTCGCTGCTCACTGGCGCCCTGCCGATCGCTCCCCGCGATATCGAGCGCTGCAGCGAGATTGTCTGGCAGCCGCGCGGCTGGGACTGGGTCGACCCCTACAAGGACGCCAAGGCGGCAACCGAGAGCATCAAGAACCGCACGAAATCGCGCTCGGAATACATCCGCGCGAACGGCGACGACCCCGAGCAGATTTTTGCCGAGATTGCCGCCGAGGAGGCCCTCCTCAAATCGCTTGGGCTGATGCCTGAGCCATCAACCCCAACGGAAGACACCAATGCCGCCAAGTCCGACGCCGTCGATGACGACGAATAAGCCTGCGCCGTTGCCGGTGCTGCGCACGATCCAGGGGCAGGTCCTCTCGCGTGCGCTTTCGGTCGACAAGTCGACCATCAACCTCGAGGAGCGAACGGTCGAGGTCGCGGTTTCGAGTGAGTACCCCGTGCGCCGTTATTTCGGCTTCGAGGTGCTCGACCACTCGAGCGACTGCGTCGACCTGACTCGCTTCCTGCTCGGCGCGCCGCTGCTCATGGAGCACCGCGGCTCGCAACAAATCGGTGTGATCGAGCGGGCCTGGCTCGACGGTGATCGCAAGTTGCGCGCCTTGGTGCGCTTCTCTCGCGACCCAGCTGTCGAGCCTATCTGGCAGGACGTCGTCGACGGCGTCCGCCGCAACATTTCTTGCGGTTACCTCATTCACGACATGGTGCTCGAGCGCACCGTCGAGGGGGTCGACCACTACCGCGTTATCTCCTGGGAGCCTTACGAGGCTTCCCTCGTTTCCGTGCCTGCAGACCCGACCGTCGGGGTGGGGCGTTCAAGCGACACAACCAACACCATCAACATTCGAGGTATCGAAATGCCCCCTGAGCAAACCCAAGTCGACGGCCAGCGCTCTGCAGTTGTGCCGCCAATCGCCAACCCGGCCGACCCGATCAGCATCGAGCGCACCCGCGTTTCTGACCTGCTCGCCCTGGGCGAGCGCTTCAACCAGCGCGACCTGGCTAACGAGGCCATCACCTCCCGTCAGACCCTGGAGCAGTTCCGCGGCGTGCTCCTGGAGCGCCAAGCGCCTACCCAAAAGCCGGCCGCGACCCCAGCGGCGCCGAAGGAAGGCGAGCGCGACCTGCCGGGCTTCCTGCAGCACGACGTCAGCGCCCGCGGCCTGGGCGTCTCCGAGAAGGAACAGAAACGCTACTCGCTGATGCGAGCGCTCAACGCAGCGGCAACCGGCGACTGGAGCAAGGCTGGCCTGGAGCGTGAAATCAACATCGCCGCGGCCACGACCATGAAGAAGGACGCGCGCGGCTTCTACGTGCCGCACGATATCCTCATGCGCGGCCTGTCCAAAGGTGAGCCTGGCAAGGGCGGAGAGCTGGTCACTACCGACCTGCTGCTCGACCAGTTCGCCGACGTCTTGCGCAACAAGACGGTGATGGCGCAGCTAGGCATGGTCATGCTGACCGGGCTCGACGGCGACGTCGACCTGCCGAAGAAAACCAGCGGCTCGTCGTTCGTGTGGCTGGGTGAGGGTGAGGACGCGCAGGACAGCTCGTTCGACTTCACCACTCTGAACATGACGCCGAAGACCATCGCCGGCGCGATCCCGGTCACTCGCAAGCTGCGTAAGCAGGCGTCGCGCTCGATCGAGGCGCTGATCATCAAGGACCTGCTGGACGGTATGGGCGTAGCAATCGACTACGCCATGCTGGCCGGCCCTGGTGGCAAGGCCCCGCTGGGCCTGCTGAAAGACGTCGGCGTGCCTGGTCTGACCTATCCAGCGACCGGCATCACCTTCGGCAAGCTGGTCGACATGCTGACCAAGATCGGCACCTACAACGCCGACCGCGGCGCGCTGGCCTACCTGACCGGCATCATCGAGCGTGGCGCCGCCATGCAAACCCTCAAATTCGAGGGCATCGGTGGCTGCATCTGGGAAAACGACAAGGTCAACGGCCACCGCGCCGAGGCGACCAACCAGGTCGAGGCTGACACCTGGATTTTCGGCGACTTCTCGCAGCTGGTATGCGGCCTGTGGGGCGTCCTGGACCTCAAGGTCGACGCCGCCAAGCTGGCCGCCAGCGACGGCCTGGTGGTGCGTGCGTTCCAGGACGTCGACGTCGTCAACCGTCGCAAAGAATCGTTCTGCATCGCCAAGAAAGCGTCGCAGTAACCGAACCTGAAATAGCGGGCAGGTACGGGGGCGAAAGCCCCCTTTTTTGTCTCTATTCACCCCTCACACAAGGTATTCACCATGACAGCTACAAGCTCACTCCCGAGCGGCTTCGTCGTTGTGCTGCTCGATGACCTCTGGATCGCTGGCGACCTGGTGCCGAAAGGCGAGGCCCTGGCGGTTGACCGTCCGCTGCGTAACGACTGGATCGGCTCGAAACTGGCCCGCGACGCAACTGACGAAGAAATCGAGGCCTACCGCGCCGCCGAGGCAGAGGCCGCGGCCGAGGAGGCCAAGGCAGCCGCTGCAGAAGCGAAGAAGGGCACCAAGTGATCGGGGACGACGATTTTTCGACGTTCTTCGACCCCGCTGACTTTGGCAGCCTGGTTGTGCTGATCGAGCCTGGTCGCGATGCGCGCCAGGTGGCCGGCATGTTCGGCAAGCCTGGACAGACTGGCGCGCTGTATCGCGCCGGCATCGATCCTGGTGCAGCGCAGACCAGGGCGCGGCCCCTGAAAGAGCACCTGCAGTTGCCAACCCGCGAGGTTCCGGCCTCCTGGAAGGCGACGAAGGTCGTTTCGGACGGCGTCGAGTATTCGATCACCGAAGTCGAGCCACTTGGCCGGCTACGGTCCCTGTTGACCCTGATCCCCTACGGCGACCGCGAGGCGCAGCCGGTGGAGCGTGGCAAATGGCGGGCTTCCAACTAAACCTGCAGGCGAGCGGCTGGGTCGACGTAGAGGCGAAGGTGGGGCAGGCCGGCAAAAAGCTGGACCTGGCCGCCGCTCGAGCGCTACGTCGCACGGCCCAGTGGCTGCGCACGCACAGTTCTAAAGAGGTGGCCAGGGAGCTGCGAATCGCGCAGAGCCCCATTCGGCACCGCTACAACATCTACAGCCAATCGACCGCCAACGAGGTCAAGCTTTGGGTAGGTCTGCAGCCTATCGGCGTTCACTACCTGGGCACGCCAAAGCAGACCCCCGACGGCGTGTCGGTTGGCCATCGGCAGTATGACGGCGCCTTTATCTCCCCCATGAAGTCCAGCCAACGCCTGGTGTTCCAGCGTAAGGGCCGCGAGCGGCTGCCTATCAAGCTGGTGCGCGAGGACTGGGAAGGCCCGGCAATGAGCGCGCTTGAGCGCTGGGAGAAACGCGCGCTGAACCACTTCACAGAGCAATTTGAGAAAGAGGCGCGGCATGTCTTCAGCAGCTAAACGGCCGTTCAACGTGCCGTCTGACCTGTTCTTTGCGATCGGCGACGCGATCCATGCTGCCGGCCTGGGCGTCGACGTCGCCAACTACGACGAATTCGACGGCAAGGTCGGCGACGCTTGCGTGCTGATCGAGCTCGAGCGCACTGCACCAGGTACTCGCCAGAACGACGGGCGCTACGTGCACGTAATGACTGTGACCCTGCACGCAGTGGTCGGACGCTTTCGCAAGTTTCCTGCGCTGGAGGCGGTCAACCTGGCTACGGCGCTGGAGCGTCTGGCCGACTGCAACCGCTGGGGCTTCTCCGGTCGCCAGTGCGACCTGCCTCAGGAGTTGCATAGCGGCCCCTCGATCTTTCAGAAGGGCTCCGACGGCTATGACGCTTGGGGCGTGACGTTCCGCCAGGGCATTGCACCTGGTCCTGATCGGCTGCCGGAAAACCCGGTGATAAGCGGCATGCCGCTTGTGTCCTGGAGGGTCGAGGACAATGACGACCCTGATCGATACAGCCCCCTCGAGGCCCGCGATGTTTGACGAACTGATACGCCGACACCTGGCGCCCCTGGTGGAGCGCCTGGCCGAGCTCGAGAGCGAGCTCGAGGACTTGCGGCGCCGATCGGAGAATCACGCGCGTATCGGCGTTATCACTGAGGTCGACCCCGCGGGCCTGTGCAAGGTCAGCCATGGCGACCTGATGACGCCGGGCATCAAGTGGTTTAACCCGAGCGCCGGCAAGGTCGCCGAGACGCTGATTCCGTCGGTCGGTGAGCAGTGCGTGCTGATCAATTACGGGGGC